CTCGCCGAGCTTCGTCTGCCACGTCTGCACCGAGACGTAGAGGTCGTTCGAGTAGTTCCCGTCGATCGGGCCGTGGTAGACGCCAGCGGTGCTGAGCATCTTCTGGATGACCGTGACAGCGGGGCCGATGGAGCCGGGGCCGTAGACCACTCCCCCAGGTGTCACCGTGGCACCCACGAACGTCTCGAAGAACGAAGGCTCGAACACGCTCTTATCCACGTTGCCGCTGATGCCGGGGATGGTGGCGCTCGACGTGAACTGCCAGCCCTCCCACGACGACCAGCCGAACGTGCTCGGCAGCGGCAGGCCGCACGCCGACTGCACTGGGTTGTAGCCAGCGGGATAGGCGGCGATCCACAGCGGGAACGAGTTGAGCGAGGAGTAGGCCCACGGGTAGGCGCCCGTGTAGATCATCACGGGACGGTGGCTGAGGCTCTGCACCTCGGCGATCCATCCGGCGTCCCAGGCGGCGACCTGAGCGGCGCTGAGGCCGTTGGAGGTCTCCGTGTCGAGGACCGGGGGCAGCACGCCCGACGCTCCACCGTGGCTGACGAACACGAAGGCGTCATTCGTGGCCGTGGTGACGTTGGCCGATGGCTCGGCGAAGAAGTAGGCACCCCACGGCAGGCCAGCAGCGGCGGCGCCCGCCTTCTGGCCGGCGAAGGTCGGCGAGGACCACGAACCGTCGCCCTCCTCGATGTAGGCCGCGGCAACCGAGTGCGAGACCTGCGACCAGTTGATCGAGGGCTGGTAGTTGCTCACGTCCACACCGTTGAGCCAGTACCCGCAGGCAACCTGGCTGGCGTCCGCCGGGGCTACATCTGATGCCATCACGAGCGGCAGCAGAGCGAAGAAGGTGGCGCAGGCGATGGCTGCTGAGATGGCGCGACGAAGCGAGCGCATAGGTCCCCCTGGGAGCGAGTGGTGGCTAGAAGCCGATGGCGACCCAGCTCACGGTCGGCGTGTAGCCGGACACGAGCGAGGGCATGTGAATCACGAGCTGCGACTTCGATGAGTTGGAGTTGTCGATGCACGCTGCGCTGTCCGTCAGCGACCCCTCGAACGAGAACGTGGCACACATGAGGCCGTTCGGGAACGAGAGCGGCTGGATGATCTCTAGCCCTGAGTTCAGCGTGTAGGTGGCTCGACCGGCTGCGATGAGGACCTGCCCGGTGACGCCGGGATTCGTCCCGTTGATGGCGGTGCCTGCCATCTGGTTGATGCTCGCCGGATAGCCGCCCTGAGCGTTGGTGAGCAGGTTGAGGCAGTAGGCGAGGTTGTTGTAGTCCCCCACCGGCAGCGTGTCCGTGACGGCGTGAATGTTGAGGTTCGGCCATGTGGGCATCTGTCAGCCTCCGAAGGTGTCTTGCGAGCCGGTGTTGGTGTTCGAGGTGACCGTGGACCCGCCCGTGATCGAGCCGCCCGTCTGCCCGATGCTGTAGCAACCCGTGAACGTGGTGGACGTGGTGCCCGTGTAGTTGAAGGTGTAGACCGTGCCGCCTGAGTTGACGCCGATCTGGCCCTGCTTGGGGAAGCCAGCGGTCGAGGACACTTGCAGCGTGGTCGAGGCGGTCGACATGCCCGTGCCCACGATGGTCGTGGTCGTCGTGCCTTGGAACGTCGAGCCACCGAACTGAAACACTGAGGCCGAGTTGACCGTGGACGATCCCATGACCATCTCGTAGGGGCTGAGCACGAGCAGCGTGACCCACTCGCCGGGGTCCGAGTTCCAGGTGTGCTGGATCGACTCGACGACCATCTGTGCGGTGTAGCGACTTGATCCGATACCGGCTCGGGAGAAGGTGACCTGATCCCAGAGGTTCAGCCCGAGCATGGTGGGGATCTGCGTGGTCTTGGCGACCCCAGCCGATGAGGACATCTCCAGCTTCTGCACACGGGGCAACGGCGCCTTGAACTTGTTGAGCAGCATCTGGCCGAGGGCGAGCGTGTCGATGGTGGTCGACGTGTAGACGCTCGACTTGGGCACCGTGCGAGCGCCGTAGAGAGCGATGGACGACGGGTTGCCGATCTCGGTGACGAACCCGGCAAGGTCGGTGAGTTCGGCCCGGTTCCACAGGTCGAGGTCATCGACGAGGATCTCGGGGCTGGCGAACTTGTAGAGCGCCGTGGCGGTCGAGGCGTTGTCCGAGATGTTCACCGCAGCCGAGCTGATCTGCTTGGCCGAGGTCTCTTGGCAGTAGAAACGGTTCTTGAACTGGAGCACGCCCGACGGGTCCTGGTAGAAGAACCCTTCCTCCGTTTGCACCACGTTGAGGATGAAGTCGAGGCAGGCGGTCTGCGTGGTCTGTATCGTGTCACCGATGCATCGGACGTAGCCGTTGTCGATGTTCGTGGTGGCGTTGACGAGCGGGAGCTGCGTCACGGTCGCCGTGTTCGAGATGGCCCACGAGGGCGACCCCTGCTGGCACGTTACGTTCGTGAACGTGGTGGAGGTCGTGCCGGTGTAGGTGAAGATGCACGTTCCGTAGTTCGAGTTGACCTGCACCATGCCGGGAACCGGGAACCCCGACGTGCTCGCCACCGTCAGCGTGGTTGAGGCGCCAGTCGTGCCCGTGGTGTTGATGGTCGTGGTGGCCGGTGCCACGTTCGGGATGAACCCGGCGACCTGGAGCGCCTCAGCGATCTTCTGCCCCGAGGACTTGGCACGGGTGAGCAGTTGCCCCTTGCGGAACCGCTCCTTGGCGTTCGGGCCGTAGTAGTTGAGGAAGTCCCAGACGAACACGCACTCGTCAACCACGCCAGCGCACGAGTAGAACGGCAGCGTGAGGGCCGAGGTTCCCGAGACGAACGCTCCCCATGCGGCGGCGTCGGCGTTGCATGTCGTCCCGAGCGTCCCGGTGGCGACCGACTGGCCGTCGACGTAGAGCGTGATCGAGCCGCCGTAGTTCTGGAGCGTGATGAGGTGCCAGCGCCCGTCCTTGATGTTCACGCCGGTCGGACCTGCCACGCCGGTCGGGTAGGTCGTGGTCGTCGAGGATGAACCCATGACGTGCTGGACGACCTGCGCCTGACCGCCCGCCGAGATTTGCACCGCCACGGCGGAGTGGTTGGCGGCGTCGTAGTTGGAGAACACATAGTCGCCCGTGTTCGGCGACAGCACCCAGCACTCCTGCGTCCAGTAGCCATAGAACCCCGTGAGGCCGGAGAACGACTTCTGGTACGGCGGCGCACAGATGAATCCTGCGCCCGCTCCCGTCCCGTTGGACAGGTCGGCGGCCATGTCGGGGTCGTAGATCCTCGATCCGGGCTGGCCGAACGCCACCGAGCCGTAGACCGGGGCGTGGCCGTTCTTCCATGTGTCGAGGGCGTAGTTGACCGTGGGATTGGCAGCTTGCGGGTTCTCGGCCTGATCGTTGAGCCGGTAGAAGTGACCGTAGGGCTTGTTGTTGGTGGTGAGCAGGTTGGCGTAGCCCGAGGCGTCGTTCACGGTTGTGCCCGAGGCGTGGGCGTACTTGGTCTTGTAGTTCAGCGGCACGGGGTTCGTGCCAGCGGTCCACCCTGCGGCGATCTGCACCGCCTCGGTGTATTGCCCGTCGATGATGAGCACCGTGTCGCCCGAGGTCGAGGGGCTGGGGAACGGCGTGGCGAGGGTCAGTGACGTGGCGCCAACGGCAGCGGAGGCAGACAGCGAGGTCGTGCCCGTTGAGCGCGTGGCGTCGGCCATGATCTGATTCGGGTACACGTCCCCGTCGAGGAGCCGTCGCAGCGACATCCGTTTGAGGGCGTCCGACGCCTGGATCGTCACGTCATCGTCCAGCTCGTTCACCGGGATCGGCTCGATGAGGTCGATGTTGCCCGAGAACACCGGGTACGTCGTGCCCGACCACGAGGCCGTGATGGTGAGCGGAGCGTTGATGGTCAGCGGCGAGGTGGTCGTCGTGCCACCGCCCACGAGGTTCCAGGTGTAGGTGTTCGTGTTCCACGGCGAGAACCGACCGTCACGGTTGTCGACCTTCAGCGTGACGGTGCCCGCCTCCACTCGATCGAGTTCGTGCTGTCGCCCGGACTTGGGGTTGAAGGTGGCGACCCATTGGGTGATGTCGACCTGCTGGCCCGCTGAGTTGGTCAGAGCGACCACCGGGACCGGGACCGTGGCGGTCACGAGGACGTACCACCGAACCGACCGAGCGACGTGCCGGTCTGGCGTGCAGCCTTCAGCAGCGACGGTCGCACGCCGTTCATCACGGCGTTCATGAAGTCCTTGTCGTTCAGCAGAGCGTTGGCGATCTTGGACACCAGCAGATCGACCTGGATCTCGTAGTCGGTCGCCATTACGCCAGCTTCACTGTGATGTTCACCTTGTCGCGCTGGCCGATCTTGGAGGCGATGTTGGCGAGGTGGACTGCGGAGTCATGCGTCGAGCCGTCGATCTTCCCGCTGCTGCCCTTGATGGCGGCGAGGTGGCCGGTGCTCGTGTTCGTGTACCCGTTGCCCGTCGAGGCGAGTCCCTGCATGGCCGAGAGGTGCGAGTTGACGGCGGGCAGGTTCGTGTCGATCGGACCCGGAGCGATCTTGATGGGCGCCGTCTGGTTCCCCGGCATGGTGAACTCCGAGCGTGCCGCTGCGCCGAGGGCGTTGCCTGATGCGTTCCACCTGCTGATGGCGGGCGAGAAGTCTCCAAACTTGGGGTTGAGCGGAGAGAGTGCGTTGAGTCCGTTGAAGATTGACATTCCCAGATCAGCAACCCCTACGCCAAGGTCTCCAGCAGTCCCAAGCGAATGCTTTGTGTCCGCACCGAGCTGGCTCCAGAACGAGGGCTTCTTGGTGGCCGTGGCGTTTGTCTTGCCGGTGGCAAGGCCGGCGAGCGACTGACCGATGCCCTGGACGGCGAGACCGAGTTCGCCGGCGAACGTCTTGGGGCTCTTGGAGTCAAACTCCTTCATGAACTGCTTCAGGTCGGACACGCCGGTCGTCGCCATCCACCCTGCCGCGGCCTGCACGTCGGGGAGCAGCATCATCCCGAACTGCGTGCCGAGGGTGGTGGCAGTCGCTCCGAGCGTCTGGAGTTCGCCGTGGAGCGTCTTGTGCTGCTGCGCTGCGGCGTAGGAGACGGAGCCTGCCTTCTGAATCGCCCCCGCTGACTTGTCCCACGAGGGCAGCCCGGCGTCGATGATCTGGGTCATGGACTGGGCGGCAGACTTGCCGAAGATCGTGTTCGAGGTGGCAATCTGCTGCTGCTGGCTCATGCGGGCGTAGGCCGGGGCCAGTTGGCTGATCACAGCCTTCATGCCCTCGAACTGACCGTTCGAGTTGTAGAGGCTCGGGAGCAGTTGGTCGATGACCTGCTGGTTCGCCTTGGTCGGCATGGTCAACGACTGCATGGCGGCGGTGACCTGGAGCAGCGAGCGGCCCGTGCCGATTCCGTGCAGCGACATGTCGCCGATCAGCGTGTTCATGTCTGACATCGACGGCATGGTGACGCCGAGTCGGGCGTGCAGCTTGGTCATCGCCCCCGTGTATCCGTCGAGGCTCAACCCGGCGAGGTTGGACCCCTTGTACATCTGATTGGTGAGGTCGCCCACGCCCTTCAGCGGCACTTGGTACGCCTTCATCAGCGCCACGGTGTCGGCGGTGGCCGAGGAGAGGCTTACGTTCTTGGTGGCGGCGAGGTCCATCGCCCCGCTCATCACGGTCATGGCGTCCTTGCCGCTCAGCGTGTGGCCGGTGAGTGCCTGGAGCTGAAGTGCGACGGGCTGGTAGGCCGAGGCGATGGCGCCTGCGGAGTATTCCGCCGTGCCCGCCGTGCCGAGGAAGGCGTTGGAGATGCCCTTGATCTGACCCGTCGTCATGTGGGTCTGCTCTTGGATCTGGGTCAGCGAGTTCTGGTAGCCCTCGGCCATGTGGACCGACTCGGCAGCGACGCCGAGGGCGACCGCACCGATGGCCGCACCGGCAGCCATGAACCCCGTGGAGAGGATCGACGAGGTGGCGGCGCCCTTCTGGCCGAGACTCTCCATCTCGCCCTTGGCCTCACCCATCTTGGCCGTGAACTCTTTGGTGTCGGCGACCAGCGTGGCGATGACGGGAGGCAGCAGTCCTTCGCTCATCTCAGGGCCTCCCCCCACTTGCGTCGATAGAGTTCTCGCAGCTCAGGACCGGACGCCTCGAAGCCGGGGCGCAGGTACGGATAGGGCGGCTGGTTGTAGTTCCGACCCTTGGAGTCGGTGCCCGTGAATCCACGCTCGATGCGGCGGGCGTAGACGATCGTGGGCCCGGTCTGGGATGACCAGCGGCCATCGCCGAGGTCCTCGACCTTGACCATGCGGATCGACCGGGCGAGAGCGCCTGAGCGGTTGTGCGGGCGAGAGCCGCCAACGTGGTTGCCCACCTTCAAGATGCGCTCGCCCTTGACCCGCTTGCCACCCGTGGCGAGCACTCGCTTGGAGCCGGTCTTGGTGTTCACGACCGCCGTGGAGAACTCGTCCTTGGCGTGGTGGGCGATGATGGCACCGCCCTCGACGACGATCTCCTTGGATCGCCGGTTGACCGCCTGGGTCATCTTGTCGATGGAGCCCTGGAACTCGTGGACGCCTTTGACGACGATGCTCACGCCTGACGCCACGGCTCACCCCTTCGAGGTATTGAGCAGCCCTTCAAGCTGAAGGAACCACGCCACGTTCGACGCTGGCTCGTTCAGATAGTCCTCATGGCTGCCACCGAACTGACGACGGAACTGCCACTCGACCACCCTCGACTCGTCCTCGGGGCTGATGTCCCCGGCGTCGGAGTCTCTTAGGAAGGTGCGGACTCGTTCGAGTCGCCAGTAGGCGCTTTTGGGTCCTTGGCACCATCCGCTCCGAAGTCGAGACCCTGAGCGGCCCGTGAGCACGGCTGGGCGAGTGCGTTGTAGACCGGGACCTTGATGTCGAGCACGGTGTCCAGCGTCGGCAGCTCGTCCTCGATCGTCCATGACTTGACCATCGTGACGATGGCGAGGTTGGCGTAGCGGTGGAACACCTCGGCCTCGTCGGCATCCATGAGTCCCCACGTTGCCGGGTCGTCCTCGACGTAGCCCCGCAGTTTGAGTTCGTTGGAGACCTTGATGTTCTCCCGCTGCGCCTCTGCGAGTGCGATGGCCTCTCGTTGCGTGAGGTCGTCGTAGGTTCGCAGCACCGCCCACTCCCCCGAGGGGAGGTCGACTCGCACTAGTAGACCGCCGAGATGGCGTTGGACAGGACCGCCTTGATCGGGGCGTAGCCACCGGCCACGGCGTCGGTCGAGTTCATGGTGGCGTCGAACTGCGTCTCCACCTCGACGTAGGCCTTGTCACGCTTGCGGGTGGCGTCGTGGAACTGGACCGCCGACATGGTGAAGGCGACCGTGTGCGTGGACGCCGGGTCCGTGAAGGTCAGCACGACAGCCTGGGTGCCCTGCGTGTTGGCCGTGCCACCCGTCGAACCGGCAGTCGTCATGATCGGGTCGTTGGCCTCGACCACGAACCGCAGGCGACCGTCGACCTTGACGGGACCGGCGAAGTTGTAGCGAGGGGCCTGCGTGCCGCCCGTGAAGATCGAGGCGGTGCCCCGGTCGATGTTGAGGTCGCCGTCGATGAGCAGCGCAGAGGACGAACCGCCGATGGTGACCGCCACGTTCCAGCCGGGGATGAACACCTCGGAGGAGAACGATGAGGTCGGAGCCGAACCCATGATGGTCGCCGGGTTGCCGAGCAGCTTGCACTGGTACTCCAGCGGAGCCTCGGCACCGAACTTGACCTGGAGGGTTTGGACCTGAGCGGCGAGGATCTGGAACGGGTTGGCACCGTCGTCGTCTTGGATCGTGATGCTCGGGGGCTGCGATCCGGTCGAGATCGAGTTGGCGAGGCCGATGGTGTGGGTGTAGGGACCCGCACCCGAGATGGCCTGGTTGCCGAGCGCACCGACGAGGGGCACGCCGAGCGTGTCGGCGAAGGCGTAGCCCTTGAAGTCGTAGGTGTCGGATCGGACGCCAGCGACCATGCCGTAGTTGGAACCGGCAGAGCCACGGAGGTGCTCGTCCCTGATCCACTTCAGTCCGGGCGTGACCTGCGGCGCCATGATCGGCGTCCACTTGATGTTCGATGAGGCGGTGCCACGGGTGGTCTCGATGCCAAGACCGGCGTAGCTGTTCGCCGTCAGGAAGGCGTTAGCCATGATTGCTCCTTGAGTAGAAGGTGAGAGGGTGAACTACGCCGCTGGCGTGGTCGGTGAGGGGTCTGTGGGGGCGCTGACAGGCTCGGGATCGGTGACGAGCACGGATGGCTCGGGGGCCGGGACCGATGCGAGAGGAGCCGCCAGAGCGAAGTGCTCATCGGGGGCGGCGTCGAGGTCGTAGGTCTCGCCGGGGACGGCGGTGAGGGTCGATCCATCCGTGAGCTGCACGAACGGGTAGACGTAGGACTGGTCACCGTTGAAGGTGTACGAAGGCATCAGGTCTTCTCCATGATCGTCGTGGTGATTCGGGCCCGGACTTGGCTGACGTTCTGCGAGTTGCCGAGCGGGTGCGGGTAGGTGGCGATGGTGTCGAGGTCGGGGTCACCGGGTCGGCGTCCTTCACCCCACTGGAAGATCACGCTCGGGTTCCCGGCGTTCTTGTCGGCCTCGATGCGGGCCGTGAGGTTGTCGAGGAAGGCGTCAGCGAACGCTCCGCACTCCTCGGTCGACTTGTCGGTGGAGCGGATGAAGCAGTCGATGGCGAGGCGGTAGATGCGGAACTTGCCGCCTGCGCTCGGGCCTTGGAGCTGCACTCGCTCAGCGGTGACTTGCTCCAGGTGGAGGAAGATGACCGCTCCGTCCGTGGTGCCGGGGTCGTCGTTGGCGTAGAACTCGCCCTCGGGCGTGAACCGAGCCGGGTGAGCGAACACCGCACCGAGGCCGGTGATGCCTGAGTTGGCCGGGTCGAGGTAGGACTGGATCGCAGCCCGTACCGATGCCCTGCCCACTAGGACTGACCCCAGATGGCGGTGAAGGACTCCAGCAGCTCCTCGCCACGGTTGAGGTCCTCAGCGGAGCCGAGGTTGCGCTCGCCTGCGATCTGAGCGGTGCCACCGTCCTCGGTGAGCACGATGCCGCCCTCGCCTCGCTGCTTGATGGCAGCCACGGTCAGGTGGATCACGGCGTCCTTGACGGTCTTGGGCAGCGCCGAGATGTTCGTGCCGGCCCCGTGGAACCACGAAGTCGCAGCCGTGAGCGGCAGGGTCAGTGACGAGCCGTTGTAGGTCGAGGCGATGGTGACCGACTCGGACTGTGCGCCGTCCCAGATGGTGAGCACGGTGCCGGGGTAGATCCCGGTCGAGTCCGTCACGTTGATCGTGGTGGCACCAGCGGCGACCTGCGTGGTCGAGAAGGCGTTGGCCCACCCGTTGACGTAGACCCACTGGCAGTAGTTCTCTCGCTGGTTGCCCCAGACGGTGCCCGAGAAGTCGAGAGGACCGGCGCTCGACGTGATGCCGATGCCCGACATGACGCTGAACTGATGAGGCTCGATCCAGCACGTCGAGGACGACAGCGGGACCGACCCCATGAGGGCAGGCGTCGGGCCAGCCTCGAACGAGGTGACCGAGAGGATCGGCCAGAAGGCCGGGTGAATCGTGATGCGCCCGTAGCGGTCGGGACGGAAGCGCCCGTTCTCGGTGTTGACCGAGGCGTTCAGCGTGCCGATGGGACCGAGGCAGTAGTTGTCGGCGTAGGTGGACGCTCCAACGATCAGCTCGTAGAGGGCGGCGTCTTGTGCCGCCTGCCCGCCGTCGGGGATGAGGTTGGACACGTCGACGGTCGTGGCGATCGGTGACGCCTTGAACTCCTCGATGGTGATGTACGGCTCACGGTTGAGGTACGAGAGGTTGTAGGCGGCGATGCTCATGGGTCAGTCCTCTGCCGTCAGCGAGTGACCACCGCAGCGTCCGCAGTGGTCGGAGTAGAGGGCGAGGAAGTTGCAGTCGCTGCAACGAAACCCCTGCCCGTCGATCTTGGTGCCCACGATGGCGAAGTTGCCTTCCCGCTTCATCAGCTTGGCTGTGATCGGGTCAACGTGAAACGTGCCGTCCTTCTGTCGCTTGTACCTGTTCGGGCCGACATCGACTTCGACGGCGTTGCGGTCAGGGCCAAGGACTCGGGGCATGTGTTCTCCTTCGAGGATGGATCGAGGGGTGCCCGAGGGCACCGGGGCCGAGTCCGTAGACCCGACCCCAGCGCCTCAGGCGTGCTGCGTGAGCAGCGGGGTACTACTGGATGCCCGTGATGGCACCCGACCATGCGGGGGCCTTGTGGAGCATGGTCCCGAGGATGTACGACGAGGCGTCGCTGCTCATCTGGATCCGGGGCCAGTCCACCAGCATCAGGTCTTGCACCGCACGGAACTCAGAAGTGGTGGTCACACCGGAGTCGGGGAACGGGAGCGTCTTGCTCCAGAGCAGCGCCACGCCCGCAGGCATGTAGGGGCTGACCTGGAGGTCGACGACCTTTCCGGTCGACTCGTTGGTGAGGCCGTTGATGACCGAGCCGATGGTCACGCCATCGTCGCCCGACTGGAGGTTGAGGCGGTAGCCCGTGGTCCCCGAGTTGGACTGGATGTTCTTGCTCAGCTCACGACGGATGGCTGCGGTGGTGAGCACGCAGTCCGGGTCGGAAAGGACTGAAGTGAACAGGCTCGCGAATCCGTCCTGGAAGTCACCACCGGGCTCAGAGGTGCTGAGCGCCGAGTTGAGCCGCTTGGTGTAGCCAGCGGTGGTCGGGTCGGTGTAGGCCGAGACGAGACCGTCGAAGCCGTAGGCCGAGGCCGAACCGTCAGCAGCGGGGGCCGTGTAGGACCCGGTGCCAGCGGTGAGCAGCGTGATCGTCGAGGCGGTGGAGGTGACCTTGTTGGTGTAGGTCCCCGACACGGTGCCGAAGTAGACGTTCACTGCGAGGGCGTTGGCCGGGATCGCCGAGAAGGTCAGCGTCACGGAGTTGTTCGATGCGGTGACCGCACGGGACTGCTCAGCGGTGGCGACCGACTCACCGAACGACGAGCTGTAGGTCAGCTTGTAGTACACGGTGTCAGTTCCACCGACGAACGTGCCGCCCGTGGTCGTGGCCGCAGCCGAGGTCAGGTTCGCACCAGTGACGACCGGCGTGGCGATCGCTCCGAGGTACGAGGTGCCCGAGGACCGCCCGTTGAGGAAGTTGCGCTCCTCACCGAGCATGGTGGCCCACAGCAGCGCCGTGTGGCTGAGCTGGCGGAGGTCGGTGTAGCCCTCGCCCTGGTAGAACGCGACGTCCATCACTTCATCGCTGACGCCCTGCTCGACGTACCCACGGATCTGACGGTCAGCGGCGTAGCTGATCTTGCCGGGACGCTGGAGGTTGACCGCACCGCCACCGAACGCCGTGGAGGCGCTCTGCGAGGTGAAGAACGTGCTCAGGTTGCTCACGCCACCCGTGCCGGAGTTCGAGACACCGAGGATGCGGCGGTACTCCGCAGCCTGACCGATGCCCTTGGTGCGGGCGATCTGGTTGCGGACGACGAACGACCGGGGCACCAGCATGGCGAGCGCCGAGTCGAGGTCGTACGGGACGAGGCCGTAGTTCCCAGTGACCGAGCCGGTCAGCGGGTTCGTGGTCGTCCAGTCCTTCTGGATGTCGGCGAGACGGTCGAGCGTGCCCTGGATGGCCGCTGCGTCGTCGGCCATGAGGCCCTTGTCGATGTTGGCCGTGAGCTGCTCACGGAGCGCCTCGACGTGATCGACGGGTCCGGCCTTCTTGACGATGCCGGTGCCCTTCACGAAGTCGAGTTCGCCACGAGCGGCGGCGGCGTCGGTGCGGGCGTAGCACTTGGACAGTTCGGCCTTGTACGCCTCAAAGGCGTCGACCTGCTTGTCGGCGGGGAGTCCGCCGAACAGGTCCTGCATGGATGGGGCTGCGAGAGCCATGAGTGGTTCCTTCTTTCGAGGGTGTAGGGACTAGGCGGCGAAGAGCTGGGCGGAGCGCTTGTCGCACTCTGCGGCCTTCTCCATGTACGCAGCCTTGGTCGTGGGGTCGGTGACGCTGGCGGCGATCGACCTGAATCGGTCGGCCTCTGCCTTCGCCATCTCTGCGTCGAGCGACTTGCTCGACTGCGCTTGCGTGCGGGCCTTTGCAGGTCCTCCCGGTGCGGCCATCTCCTTGATGGTCTCCACGTCAGCCGCGAGCGCCTCGATGCGCTCCCCTGCGGCCTTGGTGACCAGTTCGTCGATGGTCTCGGTCAGGTTGTCGAGGCCGAGGGCCTTGACGATCTCGGCTCGCAGCTCGGAGCGCACCTCGTCGGTGGCGTCGGGGGCTGCGGCAGACTTGATGATGTCGGGGCTGACGCCCAGGGCGACGTAGGACACGTCATCTCCTTCGCTCGTGTCGGTGAACGGTGC